TTTTGTATATAGGAACATTTTAACGACATACACGTGTTCCCCCAAATTAGTATTTACATTGACATTACTTAATTAATTAAAGTGTTGACAATTATTTCATTATATGTTACTATAAATATAACAAATCAAATACACATTCGTGTTAAACCCTAAGTCTATTTCTTAGACACATTATTAATAATTTAACGAGGTGATATAGTATGTATATATTAATGTATGTAGATGAACCATCAAAGGCGTCCACAGACTTATATAAAATTACGTGAATATAAAGAAAAATATTATCCATATGACTTCGACTACTATATAATTAGAGTTGAGGTGGTTGTAATGATAGGAGCGTTATTCTGTTTCGGTGATAATACCCTTTCATAGTATTTTCGTTAGGCGTATATTTAATATCTAAAAGGAGGTAAAGATAGATGAAAGAAATAATAATAGTAAATAAGGTTAATGGTGAAATAAACCGTGTAGGGTTGTATGTGGTTGATACCAACCGTCGCATGAAATGGGTCAAGTGGTTACGCAAAAAAGATTATAGAGAGTATGCGTTAATCAACAAAGTTGAAATTTTAGAACAAGAAATTTAAAATTTATATTGTCTGTTATGGACATAGATGTTATAATAAAGATGTCGAAGGGGAACAACACTTTGACAAGTAAAATACAAAAAGCATATAGTGGATTAAAGGAGGTGAACTCCTCCGTCCGCGTCTTGTACACTATCGCACATATCAACGACAAATTTTAATGACAAGGAGGAAACGTAAAAATGTCAAACGGTTTAGTAGTAATTGACGAGAAAATCAAGGAACTTTCCGCTTTAAAGAGAATAGTTAAAAGAGGGGAAGTTACTTACAGAGGAGACAACAGAGAGGAAGACGCAAGTAAGCTAGAACAAGCGTTTAACATGTACGGCATAGCTTATAACAGATATGACCATAAAACTTCTATAGTAATAGAAATCGAATAGTAAACAAGGTTGGCGACATACCTTAAATGTCGCACAATAAATTATCGTGATGAAGGAGAGTATTTAAAATGAATATAACAAGTGTAAGAGTAGGAATAATACCAAACCCAAAAAATTCTATCGTAGGAATGGCAACAATCGAAATTGACAGATGTTTAGTTTTATCTAGCATGAAAATTGTTGAGGGGAAAAACGGTTTATTTGTGTCCATGCCTTCTATGAAGGGTAAAGACAAGGAAGGTAAAGACGGCTACAGAGACGTGTATTATTTCATGGACAAGTCAAAAATTGATAAACTTAACGAGGTAATAATCGCAGAGTATATTAAGAAAAGTGGCGAGAACATGGAGCCAGTAGGAGACGGAGATATTCCATTCTAATATAGAAAGGGGCATTATGCCCCTTGCAATATGTAAACAATGGCTTATATATTGGAGGGGGTATGGTAAACAACAACGCACACGCAGACCGCCAGGGGTGGAACCCGTTTGCGAGTGGTTCATGGGTTGGCTCCCTCCGTTGTTCGGTCTATACCCTTTCTACCATTGACGGTATTTAACGTCACATTAATTCGTGTTAGGAGGTAACTAATTATGACAGATGAAGAGTTACAAGCATTACAACAAACTGTAATTGATTTACAGGAAAAACAAAAAAACTATGACTTAGAAAAACAAGCATGGGAAACAGAAAAAACACAATTAACACAAAAGGTTGAAACACTACAAACAACCGCAGATACTTACAAAGACATGAACGCTAAGCTATCATTGAACTTAGCTACACAAATGACATCACCTAGCGTTGTGAGTGTTCCTGGAAACATATCAGATGAAACAAAGCCAGTCGACAACACTCCTTCACTAGACGATATAATAAATGATTTATAGGAGGATATAGAAAATGGCATTAGTAAGAAACAAAGAATTTATACAAGCCATGTTAAAAGACCCTAAGACATCACAAACAGTTAAAACGGCGTTAAAAGACGTAAACTTAGATGACATGGAACTTGTATTTAACACACTTACAGGAATGGACGACGTGAGAAACGCCTGGATTTCTGATTTAGTAAACAGATGTGTTTCAACAAGGTTTTTCCAAAAAGTATATGAAAACCCGTTAAAAATGTTACACCACGGTATGTTAGGCTTTGGTGATAGCATACAACAAATATTTGTTAAAATGGGACAAAGAAAAGGATTTTACACAAACTTTGACGACGTGAACGGTTCATCCGAAAAGGATTTAATCGGAAAAAGAGTACCCAACGTTGAGGTTGATGTAATCAAACAAAACTTTGCACATAGATACAAAGTATCAGTATCTATTGAAGAACTAAGAAAGGCTTTCATGAATGAAGGTGGTTTACAGTCTATGGCAAGCGGTTTGATAAACTCTAACATAGATAGCGCAGAAACAGACGAGTTCGAGGACATGAAAGGACTTTTAATTAGAAGTGAAGACGAAACAAAAGCAATCACAGACCCAACTAACAAAGAAGGGCATAAATACGAGAAAGGTGTTGTATATCAAATCTTAGAGGGCGACTTAAAAAATAAAGCGGTTAGGAGACTAGGAAAACAATATACACCTGCTAAGATATGTGAGACTGTGAGAGAAGTCGCAGGTACCATGAGATTTAAGTCAGATAATTACAACCTTGCACAAGTTAAAACTTTCTCACGTAAGGAAGAACTTGTATTTGTTACTACTCCTTCTATTTCCGCTAAAATTGACGTACAAGTATTAGCACAAGCCTTTAATGTATCAAGTGCAGATGTTAACATTAGAACTATTGAGATAGACGAACTACCTACAGTTGGGAATGAAACTGTACTTGGAATAGTTATGGACAAGTGGTTAATACAAGCTTTCGACATTATAAATATGGCGGAGCAATTCAAAAACGGGGCGGGATTATACGTTAACTATTTCCTACACAAACAGGGAATTATGGCACTATGTAAATTCGCTCAATGTTGCTTAATTACTGACGGAGAGGGCGACATAGAATAAGAAAAGAAGGGGTAACCCTTCTTTTTATTTTATAAAGAGGTGATAAAATGCTAGTACAATGTTTATTAATAAATTGTCCGTTAGAAACGGGATACGAACATGTATTTGATTTTGCGTCAAGGGAGAACCAAATGTATTTTTTTGAACATAAATTAAATGCTAGTAGAATAACGGCGGAGGTCAATACAAAGGTTGACGGTTTTTTAGAGAAAATGAATGTGAAATATCCGTACTCTAGTGTACGATATCACGATTATATAATTGTAATAGAACCAGGAACAGAAAAACCCTATTTCTTTTTTATTACAAGAATGAAAATGTTAACTAAAGATGTAACGGAACTGTCTTTAAAATTAGATGTATTTCAAACATATCAATTTGAATTTGACTTTAAAACTTCTTTCGTTGACAGATGTCACGTTAGAAGGTGGGAAAAATTCGACGATAACATTCCAACATCTAATAATTTAGATGAAGGCTTAGAGTATGGAGCAACACAAGTAAAAGAAATAGAAAATATTAAGAAAATGACACCTACTTATATTTTAGCAACAACAACCCCAATCGGTAAATTATCTACCAACACAGGTGGAGGGGGAGGAACAGGTGCAAGCGGTTGCGGTGATGTATCGAAGGGAATACCTTCTAATAAATATTATAGATATTTAAAAGGAATTGAAGGATTAAATCAATATCCAGTAGATATTGGCGACGGCGTTACAACCTTTGGGTATGGTGTCACCAAAGAAAACGAGCCGTCATATTTTGCTAAGTTAGGAGCACCGCCAGTAAGCGAGAAAAAAGCAAGTGAGGTTTTATTTGAGTTGATACCCGCAAGGTATGGAAACTTAGTTGCAAGTCAGATGAAAAAAGACGGCTTAGATTTAACTAAGGTTGATATTAACAAGTTTGACGCTTTCGTAGACCTTTGCTATAACACAGGATATTACAATTCCAAGTTGTATAAAATGTGGTTAGCAAACGAGAGCATGGACAAAATAAAATCTGAGTGGCTAGTATATGCTATAATGCCAGGTTCTATTTTTGAGGAAGGATTAAGAAGAAGGCGTAAAGAAGAATGGTTAATGTTTTCCGAAGGAACATATTCAACTTCACCTATTACAATACATGGAGATAGAGGGCAATCAATCGGCATAGTCGAGGGTGACGGTTACATGATAGAATGTGAAAATGTTACAGATAAATATTTTACTGTTAACAATGAAGGGGGTCAAAACTGGATTATGCCCGCCGAGGGTACCGTGAGCGCAACATATCCTGTTTATCCTAGCGGTTCGCCACATAGTGGGGTGGACGTTTCATGTCCCGAAGGCACGCCAGTACGAGCAAGTAAAGACGGCGTGTGTATAAAGCGTCGTGAGATTACAACATCTTATGGAAAATATTTATTTATAGAACACGCAGAAAATTTAATCTCTATTTATGCACACAATAGTAAACTTTTAATCAATGAAGGTGACCACGTAAAAGCAGGGGATATTATCGCTTATAGCGGTAACACAGGAAATAGCACAGGAGCACATAGTCACTTTGAAATTAGAATAAATGGAGTTGCAATAAATCCCGCGCCAAACTTAAAAGTAGGTGACGTAATAAAACATAAAGGAGTGAAATAAAATGCAGGATAGGTGGAATACAAAAATAAGTTACCTGGACAATGAATATTCCGAAGGTGTGTACACAGGCATGTATTTTTATTTGATAGATGATAGTAACAAAGCATGTTTAGACATAATGGGAAACTGTAACGCCATACATTCGTTATGGTTCTCTCCTATATTAGAAAGACAGGATTTTACACTATTAGATGTTGAGTATGACGTTGATAGATTCGGTAAGATAGCGGGTGTTTCCATTGATACAAACCCCACAATAGACAGGATATTAACGGTAAATAATTGTGTTAAACAGTTGGGGTCGTTTAAATGTTATAAACGTATTAGAACCGAGAGTAAATATAGAAACTGGCAAAACGAAAGTAGATTATATAATTATCCTTATTCATATGCCATGATATGCGACCATATTAATACACCCTTTGAAGTTCAATATCACCTAGTACCTGGTGGCATGATGAATGTGTGGGCAAAGGCTTTTATATCTGACAGGGGTATGTACTCTATTTTCATTAAGGGTTATAAAGGAGACCAAAACGGAAACATGGAGGCGTCAATTAACTCGGCTCCGTTGGATATGCCTGTATCTTCTAGTGCATACAGTCAATACAGTTCTAGCCAAAAAGCGTCCGCAATGTTTAACACGCAAACTTCTATTGATAACGCGAGAGCGGGAGGTTTTCAAAGTGTTGCAAACGGACTTATGGGTATTAACCCTATGAACCCATTATCTGCTTTAGGTGGTGGAATGAACATTGGAATGACAATGTATAGAACTCAAATGCAAATTGAACAAGCTATCGGTCAAAAATCGGCTATGGAAAAAGATTTATTAAATACACCTAGAACAATGGTCAATTCATCATCAGACATTGGGTTCTCACTTCTAAACTCAAACAACACAATGCAAATAGTGAGATATGGTCTTACAGATGAATACTTAGAACGTTTGGGAGACTATTTTGCAATGTACGGATATAAACAATCAAAAATGATGGTTGTAAATTATAGGAACAGGTATTATTATAATTATATAAAGACAATAGGAGCCAACATTACACCTAAAAACTGGACAGGCATACCAAAGGAACATTTAAGAGAACTGAAAGAAATTTTCAATAACGGTGTTACAGTTTGGCATATGGACAGAGAGGGGGTCGAGTTCCTAAATTACGATTATGATAATTACGAGGTAGACTAACAAAATGTTTCACGTGAAACGTTAAACAAATGTTTCACGTGAAACATTAATTTCTAAGAAAGTGAGGCACTAAAATTTGAAAGAAATAACAGACATAATCGCGTCAGTAGGGTTCCCAATAGTGGCGTTTGGTGGATTAGCTTATTATGGAGGTAAATATTTTTCTACCTTTATTAATAGGATAATGGACGAAAATAAACAGAGAGAAGAAAACATGTATAAGTTTATGGACAACATGAGTGACAAAATGGAAAGGGTAAGTGCTAACATGGAAAATCTAGGCGACATTATTAAAAATCACATGGAAAAGGAGCATAAGGAAAATGAGTAAAAGGAAAAGTTACTGGAACCAGGGGGACAAAATTTTATTGAAAAATGATGTTTTCATGGTTGACAGGTATTATGATTATTATAGCAACATGGGACTTAACCGTTTTAGGTGGAAAAACCTACCACCTGGTATGGAAAGTCGACATATAGAACAAGCGTTATTCAATGAAGGACAAGCGGTATTTTTTAAGAATACAGACCCTAACGAACCATACGGTTTCTTATGTTTACCGTGTGCACCTTCAAATGGACAGAACATTTACGGCGACCCTGTTCACTTTAACGGTATAGGTGTAAACAAATATTTCACAAATTTATCACCCTTGAACGCCGTTAGAATTTTAGATAATGACAACGGACTTGCACCAGTTCGACATATAGCATATTACACATATCTGATGTCACAAATAGAAATGACCATAAACATGAACTTAGACCAACAAAAATTCCCTACAATAATAGGAGCAACCAAACAAAACGAATTATCCATGAAGAGACTTTATGAGAAATATTCCAACTTTGAACCTAATATATTAGTAGATGAAAAACTGGCACAAGCACTTCAAGAGGGTAAAGGGTTCGACGCCTTAAACACACAGGCACCTTATTTACTTGATAAACTGGCAGACTTTAAGAAAACATGTGAAAATGAACTTTTAACATTTTTAGGTATCAATAATACCAACAATGATAAGAGGGAAAGATTACTTACAGACGAAGTAAACGCCAACAATTCACAAATAACTTTTGTGTTAGAAATGGCGTATAAAAATAGGTTAGACGCATGTAAGAGAATAAATGAAATGTTTGGTTTAAATTTAGAGGTTGAGAAAGTTGTCAATTTACTAGAGGTTGACATGAAAGGAGATGTAAAAAATGAGGGGATTAATGGAGAGTAGTAATACCATTGAATTAAGGTACTTAGTCAACGACCCAAATTTTGATATATTTGATTTTCCATACGATTTTTACGACGACAATTTACGTACAGTATTTGAAGAACTTTTCATACAAAAATATTATTTCTATGAAATAGGTTGTGAAGTTCCGCAAAGGTGGAAACATATGTTAATGGCACACTTAAACGAGGTAATGCCATATTACCGTAAACTTTATGAAATAGAACTTGCACAAAAGGGAATTAACTTCCTATTAAACAAGGATTTAAGGGAAGAGTTTTCGAGAACTTTAACAGAGGACGAAAAGCAAAAAGAAAATATATCCTCTACAAATAATAGTTCCAACAATACAACTGGAAACAGTTCAAACAGGTTCAAAGAAAGTTCACTTGATAATGGAATAGCCGACTTATCAGATGATAGGATAACAACTGTCAATGACAACATGGTTAATTCTACAATGACGACCATATTAAAAGACAATGGATTAACAGACAGAGCCAACAATAAACTTAACAACTTAATAGAAAAAACTGTCCTAGTTTCTCAAGGTAATATCGGTATAACTTCATCTGCGGAACTTGTTCAAAAATGGAGGGATAGTGTAATCAACTTAATGCAAATGTTATTAGAAAGTTGTCGTGACCTGTTTATGTTAGTCTTTTAAAATTCAAAATGTTTCACGTGAAACATATAAATGTTATAGCCTTTTGGTTCGTACCCTCTCCGAGGGTACGCCTAAAGGCTTTTACCAAATGGGCGGGGGGTTGGCACAATTTAAATGTAACAAGGAGGAGAATAAATGTCGCATTTTGACCAAAACTATAAGATTGTAAAGGAAGAGGGTGAAGAACTATATTTTAAGGTTTACGCAATGTATGTCGACAATAGAATTATTGAAAATGCTACTTGCGTGTTATCGGACAAAGACAGTATAATTAAGGAAGTTAAACCAATCGACATTGACGAGGACGGTGTGTATTTTATGTTAGGTAAAGACATTCCGAAAGGTGAATATGTTTATCATATCATCGGAAGTGTAGAGGGGGTTGACAAAATTTTAATGGATAGGAGGGAGGTCGTTATTATATGATACCAACCTATAAAAATTTTAGAATAGGAGCCGTTGAAACTGGAGCCAGGGGAAAACCTGGAAAAAGTGCTTACGAATTATGGTTGGAAAATGGTAACAAAGGAACAATAGAAGACTTTTTAAATTCGTTAAGAGGTAAGGACGGTAAACAGGGGAGACCTGGAAGACAGGGAGAAAAAGGAGAAAAGGGCGACCCTGGAAGAATAGACAATGTAAGATTTTTTATTTCCGAAGACGGACATCTACACGTAGAAAATTTAGAGTAAAGGAGAGGAAAAAATGTCATCTTTAGATTTAGGATTAGTAAGAGGGGAAAGTGCTTTCGAGACATGGAAGAAACAACCTGGAAATAGTGGTAAAAACGAGCAACAATTTTTGGAAAGTCTAAAAGGAGCAAAAGGAGACCCAGGAGCACCAGGGGCAAAAGGTGAAAGAGGGGAGCAAGGAGCACCAGGTGCAAAAGGCGAAAAAGGAGACCCAGGAATACCAGGAGTACCAGGAGTAAAAAGGGACAAAGGAGACCCAGGAGCACCAGGGACACCAGGTATAAACGGGCAAACCCCTAGAATTAGTATGAGAATAGATGAAAGGGGACACCTTTTAGCCGACATTACTTACGAATAAAAAGGAGGTTAAACAATGATAGATTTAGGAAGGGTTAAGGGTGAGGACGCCATTGTTAACTCTAACCATAACGGGTTGTTAGGTACAGTTACACTAAATGATAAAACATGTCTTCAATGGGGTTATTTTACAATAACACAAGGTAATACCTGGGAGCGTGTTAATATAAACGTTCCTTACAAAGACGACAATTATAACATACAAGTTACAGAGTATTACGTGGACGGGTACAAGCCTGTTTACATTGGTAATATAGATAAAGCGGGATTTTCCGTTTCAACTGACGGGGATATATCCGCACCAGGTGGAAAACAAAACATTTATTGGTTCTGTATAGGGGTGGTAGGATAATGAAAATAATACAATCAAACATATATTTTAATGGAAATAAAGCAGGTGGTAATAACCCAAAAGAAATTATCGTGCACCATTCAGAGCATAGCACCGCTAATGTGTACGACATTGATAAATGGCATAAAGATAAGGGTTGGTGTGGTATTGGATATCATTATTTCATAGATAAACAAGGTAATATATACACAGGCAGACCCGAAGATTGGACGGGGGCGCATTGCATTAACCATAACACAAAATCAATAGGAATATGCTTGCAAGGTAGATTACAAATCGAGAAAGTAACAGACGCACAGTATAAAGCCTTATTATGGTTAATACAGGATATTAGAAATAGAAGGGGTAATATGCCAGTCTATGGGCATAAAGAATTAAATTCTACTGATTGCCCTGGAAACTTAGATTTAAACAAATTAAGAACAGATGTAAACAACAAAGTTGTTGACAGTAACGGCGGATATACAGAGAACGCAACGGTTGTTAACGTTAATTCATATTTAAATGTTAGAAGTAAACCGTCAGACGAAATAATTGGTAAACTATTTCCAAACGAAAGAATACAGGTTAACTGGGTTGATAGTAATTATTTAGGTTGGTATTATATAACATATAGAGTTAACGAAACCAATAAGCTAAAGAGTGGTTATGTGTCCGCAAAATACATTAAAAAAGACTAAATTGTTTCACGTGAAACGTTAATTAAATGTTTCACGTGAAACGTTATTTTAAAGGAGCGTGAAACAATGATTAACTTTAATCAACTTGAAACATTAAACAAATGTCTTATAGACTGGAATGTTAACTATTCTATCTATCCATATAATGGTTACACAATTAACGAAGTCTTATGTCAGTTTTTCGACGCAATTAATAAGGGAATAATAACAATTAATGAGTATACTAAATTGATTTGTGCCATTATGAATTGGATTAAAGACGAAGGATTAAAAGAAGAAGTCGAAAAGGCGCTTGACAAAATGATAGAAGACGGAACTTTCGACAACATCTTAAATGAAAAACTTTTAGGCGATATCATGGAAAGATTGGACGAGATAGAAGACACTAATAAAGAACAAAATAAGTCAATAGAAAAAAATATTGCCGACATAGAAAAAAACACTAGTGATATATCTAAACTTGATAAACTTGTTAACGCGTATGGTTTCGTTACCGTTAATATGTTCGGCGCGAAAGGAGACGGAGAGACAGACGACACAAAAGCCTTCAATGACGCCATAACTTATTGTAAAGAAAGAAATGTTACAAGTTTGTTTATTCCATATGGAAATTACTTGACAACTGGGTTAATAAACGCTACAGGTATTAATATAATCGGAATGTATAAACCCTTTATTCCTTTCCTAGAATGGGATTATACGAGACCAACATCACAACTTGACCATTTCGAAAAATATTTTAAAATGTGTAAGGGTTCTGTTATTGGTTCAAAAGATAATACAATTTTTGTAGGTGGTTTAGACTGTAAAAACATTGGTCTTTTCGGTAATAGAAGAAAAGAAAATCAAAGCGGATATTTACAACTAGACGGTGGGTATGGAAAAGGTGTAAATATGACCGATTGTTTTGTTAGCGGTTTTGGTGGTGTAGGCGTTAAAGCCGACTATGGATTAATCAGTTCACAATTCATTAACACTACTATAACTCAATGCGGTAAAGAGGGTTTATATATTGGTAAGGTAAAGGGTTCTTATACAGGTGAAACAAACTTTTTAACCATAGAACGTTGTTCTATATATAGAAATGAAAGTCATGGAATATTGGCAGACGTCATGGGGCGTGGTTTCAACGTAATATTGAATGACTTTGAGTTTAACGGCGAACCGTCCGACCCTCAAAGACCTAAGCCAACATCTGTTGACGACATGATTTTTGGTTGTAAATTACTGGTGAGTGGTAATGGTGGATTTTCAAGTGGAGCAATAAAGTTTGAAGGAAACTACACAGAGGAAACTTTAGGTATGTTATACATTAAGAATACTGGTGGTACTTGCCAGGGCGTCGACATTAATTGTAATATGGCATATCCTTATAACACTACAGAAATGGAGAACATTGGAATTTATTTAGATGGTTGGTTAGATAGAATTAACATATCAAATAATAATATGTATTTCGCTAAAAAGTTAGTTTTAAATGGAAACCAAATTCAGTCAATAAGAACAGATATAGAACCAATACATGGTGGAGATACTACTGGAAGTGTAGCATGGCAAGTAACTACAGAAAACGGATATAACAAAATCGTAATGAATAGTTTATATGAAGAAGAACTATTTAGCAAAAATGGTTTCATAACTAGAGAAGGTTACCACGAAGACGGTATCACACATTACCCATTTGATAAATCAAACACTCATATAAATGGTATGGAAATTGATTACGACGACGCACGTAATCCAATGGTTGGTAAAATCTTAATACTAGACGGAAACTATGTCGGTTATGTTCATTCAGTTTCATGGACACAAGGGGTTATCAACATACGTGGTAATAGAGTTATCTCACGCACTAATGGTAATGTTAAGTTTGTAGATTGTGGAGGGTTCATCACTAGAGACGGAACAGGAACAAAAAGAAAAATGGTTGTCGACTGGGACGGTACAGTAGTCGGAATATAAAAAGAAGAGGGTGTAAGCCCTCTTTTTATTTTTACAGGAATTTGCTAATTTCTTCTACAAACATTTTCTTTGTTGTTTGGTTCATGTAATAAACATCTCCGTTCAAGAAACATTTTTTAATGTATTTAATATTCCAATGGTTTCTATCTGCTTTAATGTTTCTCCACCCTGCGTAATTGTTATTAGATAATATGGTATAATTCCACCTGTTTTCTTTTAAATATTTATCTCCTAACCATACGCCCGTGTCGGTTGCTCCCTCCGACCATGCTCCTAATATTCTGTCTCCTATACGGAACGCACCTCTATAATAGTTAAACCCTAATGGTTTATTAGGTACTATAAAATCGTTAGTGTCTTCAAGCGTGTTGTTGTCGAACGCGTAACTTGAATAAGCAGACCCTTTTAATAATCTCGCAAATTTAGTTTTCTTTTTCATTTCTCGATATTCTTGAGTGTCTGTAATCTCAACACATAAAAGCACGTCCCCCTCGTCTTTTATTGTTATAAAGTCGTCGCCTTTTTTTGGTTCAATGTTAAAAAACTCAAAGAATGGGTTAACATAAGAAACCGCATTTGCACATATATACACATGGGCGTCCCTGGTTCTGAAAACTGTCTCTACTAAGTCGTTTAATAAAATCATTTCATTTTTCAAGTAATTATTTTTGCCTGTTTTTGTTATAATATATTCATCAAAAAATATAAATTCAACGTCGGGATATGATGACGACTTCTTTTTTGATGACGTTGACAACGCTATAAAATAACAGAAACATTGACCGTCTATAAAACCCTGGTAACCTTTCACCTCGATACTTATACCTGGATAATCTTTGGCTATATCATTAAATAATGTGTCCTTTACCTCATCAATTTCCGTTTGGGTACGTCTTACATAAATTGACTGTTTTCCTCTCTTTAAAAATAAATTAATCATTTTCTTTTTACCTTGATATGTCTTTCCGTTTCCTCTCTCACCTAGCACAAAATTATACACGGCATTATAACTCATTAATTTATCCATACTATAGTAAACATTTTTGTTTACTTCATTTCCTGCAAAATTACTCATTGCTAAAAACCTCCTTATGTTTCACGTGAAACATTTTATTAAAACATTATTCTCTTTATTGTAAATAGTGTGTCTAATAACAGACAACCACCAACAACCTTTTTACGTTGTTTTTTACCCTCGACATTCTTACCTAGATAAAATTCTTCAAAACCTTCATTTATAATTATCTTTCTAGCGTCCGCAGGCAAACCACAACACTTTAAGTCAATATAATTTTCTTTACAGTCATGATACATATATTTCTTTTGTCCTAAAACTTTAAACTTATCGAAAATGTGTTCCACGTCCCATTTACCCAGTATTGTTTTGTCTATTGTTTCCCCTATAGCGTTCATGTCATCAATTAAACTATTAACTTCTCTATTACAATAAATACTGTCAGTATCACAATATAAGAAGTTGTCCACCCCAACGGCGTATATTATAGCGTTCCATAATTGTAAACGACCATATGCGGTAACAAAGCTTGCGTAAGGTCTGTAAAATTCTTTTCCCTCATATTCGGTAACGCTACCAGTAAATGTTAATAACCCGTTTTTATCCATGATTAAGTCTTTTTCTTCTTTATTTTGTTTAGTACCAAATTTTCCGTACGCCCCATTTAAGAACAACTTAGCTTGATTTGTCAAGGGTTTATTACCTAGTTTTTTATTCTCTACCTTCATTTTTGTGAAATGGTCGACATATGGTTTAAATTTTCCTTTCTCTGCCTTGTAATATAAAATCGAACCTATTTTAAGACCTGTAAATTCTAAATTGTCAACCTCGAAACAATCGTATTCATCTTTTTTAAAAGTCCCAAAATTGAAATGTTTTATCCAAAACTCATATTCTACACTTGTTAACACAACGTTATAGTTTGTAGTTAACTTTGTGTCTTTAATTTCTTTAAACACAGGAATAGCCTTACCGTCTTTTATGTTAGTACAAAAATATTCTTGTCCACTAACGGCTCCAGTAATAGGAGACAATGCCTTAGAATTAACCGCTCCTATCTTAAAAATATCCAAAGCGTATTCTTCGTGTTTAGGTTCTACAAAGTCAAAACCTACCTCTATTAAATAAACCTCATTTTTCTCTGTTTTAGGTTTACGCCCCCATGTCTTACGAACTGGTTTTCCATATGGAAAAACTTTATACGCCATTTGAGAAGGATAACTAGAGTTTATGTCTAATGAGCAACCTAGTTTATTTATTGTTTTCCCTACCGCCTTATGGTTAGCATGCGTATAACCGCCTGTGTAACTTTCCATTTCTATTCTTTTTCTTAGAAATTCAAACTTAGTTTTCTTGTCTAATTCAAAGTAATTTATATATCCTTCCTCTGTTTTCTCTTCACCAAATGTCATTTTCTTTAAAACATTAAAGGCTATAGAACTGGCGGTGCGCATACCAGTCAAAGGAAGTTCGCCCCCGCATAGACCGTCGATATAAAATTGTTCTATAACTTCTCTTAACATATAGATGTCGTTATATTGGTATCTTAATTCTAACGTTGTTTGTTTATGTGTTGGACTTCTCCATGTATCATAGTCGTATTCCTCGCTCATTTTATAAAACATAGGGTCGACGTCGTGAACGTAGTTATGGAACTGACTTTCTGCACATGTAATTATTTTGTAGCTATCAAAGAAGTCAAGACATAAGCCTATTTCAGTTGTTGAACCGTCTTTATTTTCAACCTCAAAAAACTTGTCCATGTAAACATTACAACCATATACTATATTATTATTTTGCACTATATGGAATGTTTTAGGCTCCTCAACATCTGTAAATGTTTGATAGGGCGCTCCCTTACTAAATACGGTTTTTAATAAACCTTTATCGTAGTTGAACCCATTTTCAACTAGGCTATATTTTAGAAATTCAACGTCCCAACCCAGGTTATGAACCGCTATAGGAAACTTGATATATTTACGTTTGGGAAAACCTTTCTTAGTTTTGGTTATCTTTATAGTATGCTTATTATCATGATACCAGTCGTTGAAAATGTTTTGGCATACCTCCCAAAACTGGTTTAAATTCTGTCCGTATATCATATTTTTATTTCTTGTTACACCTAAACCCCAACCATACACACGGGCACCTGTATTATCATTCTCATAGTTTGTACAACTTTCAGTATCAAAAATTAAACACTCTATCTCTTTAAATTGTGCCTTTTCATATTCACTATAAATGAAACTATGTTCTTGTACGTATTGTGTATGTTTGTCCATTTTAACAACCCCTAACTTAATAACTCTTTATATTTATTCAACAACTTTCTTGACGTGTCTTGGAAAAAAGACAACGGAGCTTTAGCGTGTTTTGTGTCGTATTCGGGTGGCATTATGTCCCCATTTAACGTTTGTTCCTCGTACTTTTGAGGTATAATTTTCTCGTATAAGTATGTCATTAACTCGCTCATATGTCCTAGCACGTTAACGTCATCAGACATTAACTTTTTAATCTCATTTAAGTTCTCCTCGACGCCGTCCTCTTCCGCCGTGTTAACGAAAAACGCCCCGCTACCTCTTTTATTACCTTCTTTGTCTGTGTATTCCATTTCCTCGGTTAGTGTGTCCATGAAGTGATTTGTTATCTTATCGTGTATGTGTTTACTACCTTTTCTGATGTCTCGTATGTTTAACCCTATCTCGTCCTTTTTAGCGAAATATTTACCCGTATTTTCTTTGTAAACTTCATGTAAACCCTTTTTAATTTCTGTTTCAATTTCTTTGTTTCTTCTTTCTTTATATTCTTGAACCTCTTCATGTATCTTAATTTTTTCTTTCTCATAACTTCTCTGTTTTCTAACCTTTGTCATGTAACGGTCGTAACTTTGTTTACTGTTTGCCACGTCGTAGATATTACCACTTCTGTTCTTGGGTAATTCCCACCCTTTTTCTTTGAACTCACGTAATACCTTTGTTATTTGTTTTTCTCTATATTTTGACTTATTCATGTTAACCACCTCGTATATATTATAACATAGTAATATTTCCATGTAAACCTAAAAAGAGGGTGAAACCCCCTTTTTATCTATTTTTTAACCCATTTTATTGTAGTATCATCTATTACACCTTTGCTTTGGTCTAATACAGGGCTATACTTAAAATCACAACTCATTATATCATACCATTCGGCGAACGCCTGGAAATCCAACCATGCGTGTTTTATTATAAAACCTCTTTGTTTACAATAAGTAAATTGTAACCTCCTCCAATAGTTACCCGCAGGGTGTGTGCTTATGTGATATTTTCCTTGACTATTGAAGAACTTTTGTGGTTCTTTTCTAGTTTTATATTTTTCTAGCTTATTGAGTGAATTAATTATTTTTTCCTCCCATTCACTGGCGGGTACCCTACCTTCAAAACTATTCTTTAAATAATCAATACACATTTCACGATAGGGACATAATACGTCATCCTTTGATATACAATACTTAGTAGATTTACAATGTTTAATCATGTCATTTACATTACTTTTCAATTTCTCCATTTTTGTTTACCTCTCTTTCAATAAGTCTTTCTATATATTGTTTAGCCTTCTTTAAGTCCTCTATACCGTTTTTATGTTTATACCTTGTAACATACTTAATTATGTTTCCCTCTAAAAAATCCATTTTCCAACTGTCCGTATAGTCCCACACTTCAATACCTTTATTGTAATGTTTTGGGTGGTTAACTCTCTCAATTCCTGGTTGACTGTTACACCGCATATATCGTTAACAGGCTCAAAACCACTTTTATCGACCCAGGCGTTTACAACCTTCTTACTATTTATATTCATATACTGTATCTTATAAGCACCCTCACGTTCCTGTAACACTTTAACAATACACCCTTTAGGAACTGACGGGCATATATGTGTTTTACTTTTAACTAACATTATTTTTCCTCCTTATTATATATACAATACATGTATATTAACATAAATAAACAACCTGTTGCATATCCTAATATAAAACCTAATGCCATTTTACTCGTTCTCCTTTTCAACTTCTCTTATGATTTGTGCTATCTCTAAAATTTGTAACTCCTTTGCTATAAAAACCTCTAAATAATACTCACACACCCTGGAGCATTTACACTTAGAGCAATCCTTTACTCTTAGACATTCGTCTTTAAGTTCAATCGCTAGTTGAATGCTTTGTAACCTGTTCACGGCTTGTCCCTCCTTATGATAAACAGTAGAGCAATAGTATAACTATTGCTATAACTGTTAAAAATAGATTGATTTTGAAATATTCCCAAATATCGTCCCACATGTTACTCACCTAGTATCTTTTCCAGTTCTTCCACTGACAACTCACATGGTAACTTACCAGGGAATCCAGTTGCGTCTATAATCTTTTTACAACTCTCCCCAAAGTGGCAACCCCTAGCACATGGACACACGTTTACGCTCCTAAACTCACAATAATCTTTTAACAATCTACAATCTATCATTTTAAAACCTCCTTATAATATTCTTTCCTTGTCTAACTCTCTGTTAAAATCCCTATATCTATGTCTTTTACCTAGTTTATCTGTCCATGTGTAAGTAGCCTTATCCAATAATAGTGTATCTCCCATGTCTGTAACCTTACTATCTCTGTCAAGTTCGATTATCATATTACCTAAGAATTTTTCTTTATACTGTATTATATTGTACATGTTATCACCTCTATATTTATTATAACATGTTGACACGTATGTGTCAACACTTTTATAGATTTCCTAGACATTCAATGTAACTGAATGTCATATCCTCTAGTTCGTCTGCGTCTATATCATAGAATTTAACAACCGCATAACCTCCCTCGTTATTTATGCTTACTATTGTACTTGATACGTGATAGTTACGATATAATGCGTCTGTAACCTCTTGAGATTTAGCCAGTGAATACTCTTTATAACCTACTATTTTAACTAATACGAAGTCTTTACCTTCTGACCATACTTTGTAACCTTGTTCTTGTTCCTTCTCTTCTTCATATAAAAACTTTAGTGTGATACTTAATTGTGTTCTATAGTCAACCCCAAACTCTTTAACTAAACCTCTTGTTATATGATGTGCTTTTTTCATTATTAATCTTTTATCCATGTTACTATCTCCTCTCAATTTCCTTTACCTTATGTATTAAGTATAACATGTCGACACGATTGTGTCAACACTTTTTGTAAAATTTAATTAATTAATTATGTCGTTGAAAATAACAATTGGGGGAACTTAATTATGTCGTTAAAATGTTCCTATATACAAAA